CCCATGTCTAATAGTGGCATAGTCTTTTTAGCCACTGGTTCTATATCTCCACCTTCAGCGGCAAATCTTCTAGGTATAAAAGTGTATGGATTATTTCTTATATAATCTATGTCTAATCCAGGACCTCTGTCAAACTCTTCTTCGTCATCTTCTTCTTGTTGAAACAACAAAGGTGCCGCTGATAGAGCAGCAATACCTGCCATAGCACCTTTTCCCGTTAAACCTTTACCAAACAAATTACTTAAAGAAAAACCTTTACTAGGATCCGTAAGCATAAATTTTGCAAAAGCACTATCTTTTGCTAATAACCCTGGTCCAAATTTAAGAGCTGCAATACCTAAAGCAGCTTTACCTAATGGTGATTTAACAACTTTTTTAACAGCTCTTGTTGCTTTCTTAACTAACTTACCTAAAAAATACATTTGTCTTCCTGTTTCAAAGTCCATAATTCCACCTGTCGTAGGCGCATCCATTGGACTACCACCACGGCTCATAAATCTAAATGCCATACCACCTGTTGGATCTTGATCATCATCTGATGGTGGTGGCACATTACTTCCTATAAAACAATATGCTGGTGGGTTGGGTCCTTTACATGGATCTGTTTCTTGTTGATCGGGACCTCCTCTATCATCTGGTACATTCATGTTTGGATAAAACTGTTCAAACTCACTTTGAGTTATAACATCTTGTCCTAAAACTTTTGATATATCTCTTATTTTTTCCTCATCCATTGTTCCTATAACATCTTGTCCAAACATAGCCTGTAATTTTGCAGGAGAAACATTTTCAAGGCCAAGGTACTCTTCTGGCTTTAAATTTAAACCTTTACCTGTTAAATCTGTGTATATAGATCCAGCAGGATATCTAAATTTTCTACCACTAGCAATATAATCAATTAAATTTCTTAATGTATTTTTTCTTAGTGGAGTAAATTTTTGTGCTCCAAATCTATTCATTCTTTCTACAAAACTTAAATCTTTATCCTCCAACTCATAGGGTCCACGTCCTATTACAGCGTCTTCTCTTTGTTGTTTTATAGTTTCTTGAGCACCTTCTCTTTGATCTCTTAATCTATCTCTAGCATCTTGCTGTTTTTTAGTTATACTGCCTTTTGTCCCAAGAGCCTTTTGCATGCTTTTAACATTAGTTGCAGCTGCTACTCTGTTTTCACTAGCCCGTCTATCTGCTGTTTGTTTATCAACGTTTTCTCTAAAACCACGTGTGTCTCTTTCATCCCCAAATCTATATCCTGGTCTTTTACCATCTTTAGATGGTGATACCAGCATTCCGCCACCTGCTTTTAACATCTGTCTTACCTGTTGTGCTCTAGTTATTGCCATCTTCTTCTGATCCTGCTCCTAATGGTGGCATGTGAGCCACTTTAATTTTTACAGATCTTGTAACATCTTCTTTTACAGTATCTGTATCTGGGTTTGCGATATCGTCCTCTGCTTCTTTATCAGAGTTATACTCATAATTTGTTTTTTTGTTTCTCAATACTATCTCAGTTTCACACTCAACTACCGGTACTTCTTTACCGTCTATAGTCACGTATTTTACTGATGGTGGTTCTGTAAATGCCATATTAATCTCTTGTTATTTGTAACACAGAAAATACGATATGTAACCTATTTCCTGACGCTGCTGTTGCTTTTATAACCTCTCCCTCTGTAATAATAAGAGGGTGTGTTAGTAGTTCTACTGTTGCATTGGCTGAAATAGCCTTTGTTTTAAACAAACTAAACACATTTGAAGAAGTATCTGTTAACGTCAAAGTTATACTGTCAGCGTTACCTGAGTCTTCAGATACTAGTATAGATTTAATTATACTAGTTGTTGCAGTCGTAGATGTACTTGCTGCTGGACTTGTATAAACAACTGTTTCAGCTGTGCTTGTTAAATCTACCTTTGAATTTGTATATATATTAGCCACTTAAAAACCAAGAGAATCTCTCTTGCTCCTGTTTTATTTCATCTAAAAAAGTAGAATTCAATTGATCTTTCATTAATGTTAAAGCTCTATTGATTTGCTTTTGATTAGATATGTCATATTCTGTTTTTGGTTCTGGTATTCTTATATTTATTTTAGTCATTATCTTCTTCCATCCGGTTGTAAGTCTAATCTTAATGTGCCAAATCTCCATGATTCACTTGTGGCATCATTTTCTATTTTAACACTTATAAATCTACCTCTAGCTCTTGTATCTTTTTTATCTGTGCTAGATGTTATTGTAAAAGGACTTAAACCTGTTTGTGTAGAAGATTGTTGAGGATATCTTTTTACATCTAAACTAACTTTAGCATTACCTTGTAATGTTTTAAAATCTGGTACAAATCTTCTCATAGCTAGAAATACTTCTCCTGCAATTTTTGGTCCAGTTGATTTACCTTGTGCATCTTTACTCCTTTGTTGTAAGTCTATATCAAAAGATTCTATAAATGATGTAACCGTGGTTGTTGTACCATTTGGATTAATTTGATCTGTGCCTACTTCATGTTCAAAATAAGTTGTTTGTCCTAAACCTGTTTGACCAACTATAACAGGAAATGTGCCATCTGCAGTAGAATCATATTTTGTAGCAAAAGGATTTGGATAAACATTTGAATCAATCCAACTTGTTCTAGCTTCTGTTCCTGTATACCAGACACCTCCTGGTACACCTGCAGATTCTCCATAATTAAACACAACATATTTATCATTGTATTCAGAACTAGCTGATGGGTAATACCAAGTAATTTCTGTATACAAGTTATTTAGTCCAGCTGCAACTTGCTGTCCTTTTGTTGTATCAAAATCATCATACACAAAGTCCTCTACTGTGCATGGTATACTTTTGACTGTACCATCATACAGAAAAAAACCTTTTGAACTCAACCAAAACGCAGCTCCATCTATTTCAACAACAGCGTTTTGACCTATTAGTCCACAGTTGGTTCCCACTTGCTCTAGACCAAACACAAGTTGACCACCTATAAACTTCATCGTATACAATGCATTATCAGTCCAGATCAAGATAACTTCTTTTGCTTTTAGCGCGCCGATGATCTTTGTGCCATCTTGTAATCTTAATGTTCCTGCAGTGTTTATAGCTGAAGGTGTATAGGTGTTAATATCTTCCTGATCGGAAAATCTTATAAACATGTCGTCTTGTGTGGTTGTGTCTCCAATAGTCGTTTCTGTTCCAAAATGTAATAAGTGTCTAGTCGTTGGTGAAATTAAACTGACTCTTGTTGCTGTTGGATTACTTCCTGTAGCAAAACCAGATGTTGTTGTGGACGCTCTGTTGTCTAAAGGTGTTGAAGCTCCAGCATTCCATGTAAAAGTTTTACCATTTAATACTGTTGCAACTAACACTTGACCAAAATTATCTAAAGACCATAAACCTGGTTCTAGTGTTACATCAGATGCAGTTGCTGCTTCTCCCCAATTACCACTACCCCAACCAGCGATACCCCAACCATAACCATATGATTGTGCTCTAGGTCCTACAGGCTCATAGGGTTTAATACTTAAACTACCACCTGTTGATACGGTGCCACTAGCATTAGATGATTGTGTTATCGTAAATGTACTAGATGTTGGAACTGTAATTACTTGAAAATTTTTATCTTCAAAATCAGATGCACTAAACCCTGTACCACCTGGTAGTGTAACACTATCTAATTGAACTATGTCTCCAATAGATAAACCATGTCCTGATTTTGTAATCGTACAAGTAGCTGATCCACTTGTAGTTGCTATGGTTGCAGAAGTTAGAGTAGTTTTAAGTGGAGTAATATCATAAACTTGCCCCTCAAAATATAACAGTAAAAATTTATCTGTGCCTATTGCAACATATCTATTACCAGCTATGTCGACAAAAGCGTGTTGTGCTCTAGCAACACCAACAATTGTATCTGTTATAAGAGAAGACCAACCACCTACTTTTTCTGGTAGGCCATATCTAAATCTTACGTTGTCAGAATTAACCCAACGATTCTCTGCTCCTGATTCGGTATTTTGTTTATCTATACCGGGTTTAAATTTGTACTCAATTAGAGCCATGATCCGTGCTCCTATATTTTATCTTTATAAGCCCAGCCTCTTGCTGAATTTACAAATACTAAAGTAAAAGCAGCGCCATTGGTAGACACTACTAAATTAGATGCCGAACCTAAAATATTTGAACTGTTTCTAGCTATGGTTAAATTGTTTGATGCAAAGTTATTACCACTATCTATAAAATGAACCTCTGAACCTACAGCTGGTGATGCTGGTAAAGTTATAGTAACAGCTGATCCAATACCACTTCCAGAAGTATCAATTAATAGTTGATCTCCATCTACGGCAGTATATGCAGTTGTTGGTGTGTAATATCCTTTTTGTCTTATACCTAGATTTACATTTGTGCCATCTGAGTATAATAAACATTTAGATCCTATAGGTAACGCGATACCTGTGCCAGATACTGTTTTAACTGTTAATGTATAATTACTTGATGATCTAGCGGTCGCATCTTCTACTATAAATACTCTTTCCGCAGAGTCAGGCATTGTAACCGTTCTATTTGCAGCTAAAGTCCCTGTAAATTTAAAGTATAAATTTTTACCGTTTGATACAGCATGATTAGATAGGGCTAAAGCTACATCACTAGATGCAACATCAACAGCAATATAACCACTAGCCGCTTGTTCTAATATTTGTAAATTTGTATTTGTAATTGTACCCCAGGTACCAGACTTTTCACCTGTTGTAATTAATTCTAGTTTTAAATCACTCGACGTACTTGATGCCATATTTCTCCTATGGGTTTAGTGGGTCAATAGGGACCCATGTTTGATTTACCCCTGGGGGAATCGGATTCCATGATATCACATCTACCGTACCTGTTGCAAGGTTTATTCTATTGCCTGTTACAGCTACTTGTTGATCTACTCTTGTGGTAACATTACCAATTGTTGCATTTATTCTGCTACCTGTAAGCGTTAAAACAACTCCTCCAGTAATAGAAGGAGAGCCTGTGTTTAAATTAACTCTACTACCAGTAATAACAGCTCTAATACTAATACCACCGGAACTTCCAAATGGTGCTGCTGCAAAAGACGATCCTCCAAAATACATTTATTACCTCGCTGTTGGGAAGCTTGTGCTATCCCAAGTCATAGAAACTCCTGGCAATATACCATCCCATTTTCTAATTAAAACATCTGATGTAGATAAATTTGTTCTACTTCCTGTAGGTAATACAGTTGCATCTGCAGTTATTGTTACTGTTCCAGAAGATAAGTTTGTTCTGTTTCCTGTTACAGATACTGTTGCATTTGCTACTACATCAGCGTTACCAATTGTTAAATTTACTCTACTACCTGTTACAGAGAAATTAGCATCTGCAGATATTGTAACAGTTCCTGTATTTATATTAGCTTGAGAACCAGTAGGTTCAACGGTTGCCTTTCCAACTATAGTTGGACTACCGCTGTTTGCATTTATTCTACTTCCAGATACAGGATATTTAAAAGCAAAAGTTGGAGTTCCTGTATTTAAATTTACTCTACTTCCTGTAATTGCAAATATAGCATTTCCAACTACAGTTGGATCTCCTGTAGAAATATTAATTTGTGATCCGTCAGGTGTAACTATAACACCAACACCCTCTATAATTGTAGTGTTACCTATTGAAAAATTTACTCTGCTACCAGTTACAGCAAAATTAGCTTTACCTACTAATGATACAGTTCCGGTAGATTCGTTAATTCTAGAACCTGTAACATTAACAAAGGCGTTAGGGTTAAAACCGGGATCTCCAAAAGGAGACGCTGCAAAGGGTGTTCCTCCAAAATACATATAATATAATCCTTAAAAGGAGACAGGGGGTATGTGGTGGTGCCCTGCCTCCATCTAAGAATTATATCATCGTTTAAACCAAGAAGGAAGACCTAAATGTGGACGCTTGTCGAACATATTATCTCTTGCTCCTGGTGTTTTACGATTGTTATAATGAAGAAAAACTTGTACGCATTCTTTGCCCTTGAATTTTTCTCTCCAATGTTCTAGCTCACAGCCAGAATAAACCAACATATCCCCTGGTTTTAAATCTACTTTAATACCTTTAGCTTTGCTTTCAGCAGTAATACTTTTACCATCGGGTATACCAACATTCTCATTTGGGCTTAAATATATTGGCCAGTCATCACCACCTAAATTCATAGTCGTAGATATCTCACAACTAAATCTATCTTTATGTCTTTTTAAGACATCACCTTTTTTATAAATTCTTGCATAAGTATATGCAGGATATAATTTTAATCCTGTTGCTTTTTCCATACCTGGTTGACATTTAAGTAATAAAGTTTCCATAGCTATATTAGCATATTGAGAATATGTGTTTGGTATCTGTTCGTTTTCAGATTCATAGTAACCTATAATATTTTCAAAGGGCGAAAAGTATCTTGCTTGTTTACAAGTATCATAAACTTGTTTTTGCATACTAAAATAATTTGCAATAAATGAAGCTAAGTCTTTTGATATAGCTTGTTTAATAACTGTATATTTATTTTTTTTAAACGACATCTTTAGCCATTTCTTTTGGCACCGCTTGTATATTCCAATGTATAAATCTAAATGGTTCGATACCAAAGTCTACTGCATATTCGTGTTCCAAGTACCCTGGAAATATAATTAATGTTCCTGGTTTTGGTTTAAGATGAAATTGTTCATGACCTGGCCACACACCTTTTAAGTCTGGTTTCATTTTTAATTTTGTACATCTTGCACCGGTCTTTGGTTCGTGAAATACAGGGTAAGAAGTTTTATCACTGCATTTTAAAAAATAAAATCCTGATACATGTTGGTTCCAATGTATATGCGCTGAATGATGACCACCACCTTTTTTAGCAAACTCTTGTACCCATAATTCAGAAAACATAGTTGTGTATTGTTGCATATCATAACCCTGATGATCTAAATACTCCCAAGACTTTTGTCCAATGTAATTTCTAAAATCTAAAAAATCATTGTCCATTGTAAGTGGTGTTGAATGATATGATCTTCCAAAGTCACCCCATTTTTTTATATGTTTTTTTTCTCTTTTACGAGCATCACTAATATATTTGTTACTTGCTTTGTTTAATGATTTAACAAACTCTGGTTTTTCTTCGCTCCAAATCATAGTTGGAAAATAACTATTTATAAACATTATCTAAAAGGCCTTCCTAAATGCCATACCACAAGACTATATCTTGTGCCTGATGTTACTGGTTTAACTCTATGCCACACAAAACTAGGAAATACAATAATAGATCCTTTTGGTAATATCTCTTTACATTGCACTCTGTGTTTTGATTCGTCTCGCATATGTGGGTCATAGTTTCTAAAATCAAATTCTAACTCACCACCTTGATATTCTGAACCATCTGTCAACTGACAAGTCATAGATAGTTTTCGAATTTTTCCGTTCTCTGGACTGTCAGGTTTATCATAAGGTTTATCCCAACTATCACAATGCCAATCATAATATTGGTTTAATTTATATTTTGTAAATTGACAAGACTCAGATCTTTCCCAGTCAAAATTCCAACCAGCCTTTCTATTTGCTTCGTGAACATACGGATGTATTTCTTTATAAATCCAAGTATCATTCAACCATACTAAATCAGATTTTCTTTTTCTTTGTAAATTTTTTATTTCTTCTTTATTTAATTCTTTGTCACCAAACCCACCAGTTCTAGCCATAACCTCTTTTTGTTGGTTAGCATAAGCTATAACATCATCACAAAATTTAGGTGTTAACACACCACTAAAATACCAATAATAATTAGATATATTCATACAATATAGTTTGCACAAAATTTAAACTATTCTTTTGATTATTAGTTATGTAATACATATTAGTTGATGGAAACATAACAAACATATTATCTTTAAGTGCTATGTCCCAAGATCTACCTTTACGTCTGTTATCTTCATAGTGTATTCGAACCATACAGTCCTTAACTTTTACACCATAGAGTAATGTGTAATCTGGTGAGTTACGTAAATCTACTGGATCTACATTTATAAACGGTTGTGAAGTTTCTCCTGGTTTATAAATATTACCAAAGATATCTTTATTGATTAAAGTAAATCCATAGTCTAAATTTATATGATCTCTCATATAAGTATTCAATATATCGAATGTTCGTGAAAACGGAAAATCTTTGTTTTGAATTATTGATTGTAAAATATCACCTGATAATTTATCTCGGTCAATGTCCCAACCTTTAGGCATTGCCACATCACCGTAATATAGAGCTTGCTCTGTTAATACTTTCTTCTGCATACCACCACCTTTTTTAATTTATACTACTAGATCTGTCAAGTCCCAGGATTGATTTGCTTCATTCCACTCATAAACCCAGTTATTTGTCTTAGCTTCATTTTGTGAAACTTGTTCTTCGGTTAATGCTGGAGCATCACCGATCGGTGATTTCCAATTTGCAGTTGAAGTATCTTTTACCCAAGATGCATATGGTTTTTTAGGAAAGAACATATTATTATCTTCATCCCATTCATAACCTATACCTGCATAATTTCCTCTAAATGCTTTTGTTTGATCTGCGGATTCATTACCGTCAGCGCCATAATGTTTGCAGCCTCTAGTATTGTAAGATGTTTGAATCCACATTTGTGCAGGCCAGTTGTTGTGTGTTTCTAACCACTGTTGACCTACTGTTTC